TTGTGGTTTCCAACATATTAAAATGCAAACAATACTTTTTATTTGCTGGGAACTTCATTCTTAAAATACGGCTAAATAGTTCATTAAACTCAAATACGAAGTCGCGCACATGAGATTCATCAACCGCAGAAGCTTTTTCAAGAGCCAAGTTACTATTAGAATTGAATAAGTTTTGTGAAACACCAGCTTCATTATAAACTGCCCTTTCAACCTTCTCTAACTCATCTCTTGTTGTAGAAGTATTCTTATCAGCCAAATCTGCAACATCGACTTCGGCAAAAGTAGTCATAACATCTACACCAACCGCACGTTGAAGCATTTGTACAGTATTGTTATGAATATCTTTCGCTTCATCAACGTCAAAAATCAAGTCGCCATTTTTATCAAGAGGCAACTTCTGAATAATAATCTTCAATAGTTGCTGCATCATCTTGCGGCGATCTAAATCTTGCGCTTCATCCAGATCAAAAATCTTAGGAATAATATTTACCAACATTGGGTAATCACTATTGTTAAGATTTACTTTAAATGCGCAATCTGGATCCAATAGCCACCAACCTCGTGAGCCATCTGTTTCTTTTACATTTAGCTTACGCTTTTTATATTGCACATAAGCCTTAGCAAATTCATCTGGATACATTTTTAATGCCCTTAGCCGCATTTCAACATCCGGGAACATATCATCGAAAAAGCGTGGATCAAACTCAACTGCTGGTCTATTGCCAACTTTAAAGCGACTACGGCAATATTCGACAGGAAGTTCCTGGAATGTAAAACCACGTGATGTTTCAATATAATACCCATAATAGCAACCATTCACGATTACTTTTAAGGCTATATCTTTACATAATTTTTTCACACCACTCTCGTCCATAAAATCAAGAGCTTTTGAAAAATCAGCTAAAATTTTTTCATCCTTAGCCTTTTCTTCAACCTTGTATGGAGTAATATACCAATCATATCTATATAAACCTGCAAAATAAGTGCAAAGTCTTTCATATAGACCACTGATCTCATAGAAATAATTAGAAATCTTGCGCAAAGCACCGAAATCCTTTCGCGCAATTGCCTGCATAACAGACAACTTACTATAATTCTTTCTATCGACCCTTTTAAGAGATCCCAAATCAATTATAGCATCTTCAAGAGTCTAAAAACCAATCTTAACTTTACCATAATCGACTTGGCCACCATAAATGTCTCTTAATTCTGGACGTTGAACGATTGAAAAGCCTTTGGCATGGATGCTATCCTATCTGTCAGCCAATTCAATCCCTCCTTAATATCCAGCTTTCTCCATGATATAATCATAACTTATTAAGTTTTCCTCAGTATAGGGTATCTCAATTAAATTATAATTATTAAGCGCGCAGAAGCGTCTTTTTTTATTGTCGTTAAATTGCTGACGATAAAATCCTTGCTTGCCACCATATTTAGAAGAAGGTTCATAATGTTGCTTGCCTTGATATTCAATCAAGAAGTCTACATTGCCATCGTCATCAAATACACAAAAATCAAACTTTAATGGTCTACCATTTGGACTATTAAGTCCTTCAAAAATTTGTTCTTCTGTGAAGTTTAGACCAGCTTCGCGCAATATTTCTTCAATCTTTATTTCTCCTCTTGAAGCACGCACTTTTGACACCTCAATTCATAAAAAGCATATCGCTAAAACGTTTCTTATTGCGTTTACGTTTTTTATCTTCTTCTAATTTAATCCAATATAATCCATATTCAAATGCTGAGAATTTATCTTTCTTAATACCTTTATTAGCTTGCTTTAAAATGATATTGACGCCTTCGTTTTCTTCACGAAGATTCATCATTTCTTCCTTTAATATGGAAGTTAAGGTAAATGGTTTAAGATATTCTGCCCGCTCTTCTGGTTTCATATCTTGACCTCTTTTGGTACCCATTAATTTAATTTTTGCAACACGTTCATCAATTAACATCTTTACACGGCCTGCTTGCATCATGGACTGAACATTACCATGTACTTCGGTATTGATTGGCGCATTAGCTTTAATAATCCATAAAGCATTTTCTTCGCATACTTCGGTGCGATACTTTTTATATTCGCCATCTTCATCATTATCTACACCAAAGTCTGCTAATAAATCTCCAGTATCTGGATCTGTTTGTCCTTTAACTAAATAGTCAACAAGACCAATACCAAGACCATTACCGTCGATTACAATTTTCTTTGCTTTATATTTATAGTATAATTTTTTGATATAAATACACTAATCTTCAAAATGAGCATCACTCAATGTATAAATATTGACCAAACTAATTATCGCATTTCCCGCCGTTTGCGGATTTACTTTAAACACACAAATAACAGTGTCGCATCCGCGGCGGCCTACATCAACAGATAGAACATAATAAGCATTCTTCGTGCTTCTGCCAGAATATTCATACTCAGGTTGCTTTAAAATACGATTATGATCAAATTGCTCAGAATTAAAGAATGCATCTTCAATAGTGCCAGACCAAACTGATTCATATTCGCGCAAGAATGATGATTCATTAAATGTACCATCCATCTTTAGATCACGAATAAAGTTCTTATCAAGCAAATCCATTAATACTGGAATGCGCCAAGTACCACCCATGATCATTGCGCGATCTGGCTTAACTATCTCCCAACACAAGAGCTGTATTAGTTTGTCGTATGCAAATGTATTTTTCCAGCCAGCGGTAGTTACATAAATCTATGATTTATTAAGAACTTCATTGTCATCTTTTCCACCACACGCCGCACGTCTGGAAACGTTCATTGTAGGAATAATAACTTCATTAAGAATCGTTCCATCAATACCTACGCACTCTTCCATGAGCCCGCCATGGCGGCGCTGTCCTCTCGAAGTCTCACGAGCTGCGATATTGTCCAGCACTGACCCGTTCTTAAATATGTATCTAACATAATCTTTTCCCTCCATTGTCTTGCCGCGACGCCAATCTATTTCATCACGTAATGGAGGTATTAAATGACATAATTCTTGAACCTTAGCTTTAATAATACTTGATGCCTGTTCCTTACCACCAGATGTAACAAATAGCTTGGCTCCTGGATACAGTATACAGCGTATCATTAAAATTAATGCGGCCAAGAATGATTTAGAATAAGCACGCGGGAATACTGCATAAGTATATTTATAACGCATCGCCGCACGCAAAAATACTCTCTAATAAAAGAATAAGTGAAAATTTTCTGGGTTATTTTTTTCTAATAGGAAGTCAACAAATAAATCAGGATACTCGCGCCAAAATGATACCCATTTTCTAGCAACTGGTAT